TATGGCAATAATCTATAGCTACCAACGGAATACAGACATACTAGCTACAGATCTTGTTATAGGTTCATCAACTAAGGTTGTAAACGGTAAAAAGAAAAATGTAACTAAGAACTTTGAAATAGGCACTATTGCTGAATTCTACAATGAGATAAGTGCTATTGCTATTGCGGGTCAAAACAATTTCTTTTTCCAAAATCAAATTGCTCCAGGTAGAAAGCAAGGTTCTATCAGTTTTATTAGCGGAGGAGGTACCGGTACACCTTTCAGTAATATTACAGTATTACGTATAAGTAAGTTTGCTACTTCCGGTAATGTTATAATAGACTATATAAATACATTAGTTAGCCAAGCAATCATCATTGCACAATGTGATGATCTTAATAACTTCGGTATATATAAATTCATTAGCATAACACCAGTAGCGGGTAATCCGAATTTCTTTGACATCGTTCTAGAATCGGTTGGTGCACACGGAAGTATATTACAAGATAAGTTCTATGCTATTGCGGTATATCCAGGATTTGTTAATCCAGATATTGATCCAAATGTAGGTGATAAGAATTTTGTTTACACACAATTGGTGGCATCGTCGGTATGGAACGTAGTGCACAACTTAGATAAATTCCCGTCTGTATCAATAGTAGATGACGACAACAATCAAGTATATGGTTCTGTTGTATATAATACGGTAAACGATTTGACAATTACATTCACGGCCCCATTTTCGGGTAAAGCATATATAAATTAATAATTATGGCAATACAATATTTAAGTAGTATAAATTTAACTACAAATCAATTACAGTATGCGGTTATACAACCAGCTACAACTGATCCTACTTTGTATACACCTGCTGAAGGACAGGTATACTATAACTCAGTAAATAAAAAATTAAAGCTTTATACCGGCACCATTAGTGGCTGGGTAGATGTTGGTGCAGGAGTAACTTCCTTTGCCGCGACAGATGGCACATTTATAAATCTAACACCTAATACAACACAAACAGGTGCTGCTACATTAATTGCTGATCTTAGTGCTACCGGAACACCGGACAACACAAAGTATTTAAGAGGTGATAATACTTGGTCACCTGTTAGTGGTATATCAGGCACAACTTATGACTTAGACACTATTCAGGTAGCAAGTAACGTTGCTATTGTTTTAGTTGGCTCAGATTCTACTACAGATACGGTAACTTTAGTTGCTGGTACAAATATAACCCTAACCGATGATGGTGCTGCTAATATAACTATAGATGCTGCAAACCCTGATCAAACAGTAACATTAACGGGTGAGGTTACTGGTACAGGTACAACTAGTATATCTACAACTGTTTCAAACGGGGTTTTAGATGTTGCTAATTTTAATGCAGCAGCAATCGTAACAGAAGCTGAAGGGATTGAAAATAATGATAACGATACTACATTACCAACAAGTGCAGCTGTTAAAGCTTATGTTGATGCAGCCGTAGTCGGTGGCTTAATATACCAAGGTGGATATGACGCAGCAACTAACACCCCGAACTTAGATTCACCTCCTACAATAGCAGGTATCAAAAAAGGATGGACATATACAGTTACAGTTGACGGTACGTTCTTTACGGAGCAAGTTAGAGTAGGTGATGTATTAATTGCAGAAATTGATTCGCCAACAACTTTAGCAAACTGGACAACTGTTCAGAATAACATCGACATAGCCAGCTTAACACAAATAGGTATTGGTAATGTAAATGCCGGAACCGGAATTGCTGTTAGTTATTCAAATGGTACCGCTACAGTAAGTGCTCAAACAAGTTCATACGTTACAACAATATCGGCTACCTCAACAATAACACATGGTTTAAATACAAGAGATGTAAATGTACAATTATACGATACGGTTACATTTGAAACTATATTCTCAGACGTTGCGCGTCCAACTGTAAATACAGTTACAATAACGTTTGCAACGGCACCAACCAACCCTATTAGAGTATTAGTTACAAAGGTTGGGTAATTTAATACAAATTTAATATGAGCCAAAAATTTTACAGCGAGGTAACTCTCGAAACTTTAAATAATGCTACTACTGACACCGATCGATTCTTGGTAGGTGATAGTGGTACTATAAAATATAGAACAGGTTCGCAATTACTGTCTGATTTAGGTGTTAGTGGATTATATGTACCATATACAGGTGCAACCGGTAATGTTGATTTAGGAACACATACTTTAAGTTCTTATAACTTAATAGTTAATCATACTAGTGGAAGTGGTGTAGCTGCGTCAATAACTAAAGGTGGTAGTGGAGAAGCATTAACTATAAACAAAACAAGCGGCAGTGGAAATGCAATGAGCGTAACTGGTGGATTAACTTCATTAGTTGACTTGACACTTTCTAGTATACCAAACGCAACTATAGATACAGATAGATTTATAGTATCAGATGGTGGTGCTATAAAATATAGAACTGGAGCGCAAGTGCTGTCAGACATAGGTGGTCAACCTGCTTTAACTAATCCTATTACAGGAACAGGTACATTAAACTTTGTATCTAAATTTACATCAACAGGTTCTACGCTAGGTGATAGTCAGATATTTGACAATGGAACAAACGTAGGTATTGGAACAAACATACCAAGCTCTACATTACAGGTTGGGAACGGCACTGGATTAAAAAACATTTTAATAAGCGGTAACGGTAATAACTTAGGCTTAGGTGGCTTAAGTGTTTCTTTCTTAGGATTTGCAACAGGTACTATTTCTACAGTAAATACATCAGGAGCGGTTCCTTTGGGTGTTGGTACAAGATCAACACAACCATTAGTCTTGGGTACAAATAACGCTGAAAGAATGCGAATTGATTCTTCAGGCAACGTTGGTATTGGAACAAGTTCACCAGTTGATTATCAAGTTTTTGGTTATGGTGCAAATATAGAAAACAGAGGCGGTCGAGGTGGTGGCTTTGTTTCTACAAATTCAACTGCAACACACAGAATGGTTTTAAGTGTGGATAGTTCGGCTGGTGTTGGTATGATTAAAAGTGTAACAAATACACCTTTAACTTTTGGGGTTAACGATTCAGAACGTATGCGTATCACTTCAAGTGGAAACGTAGGAATTGGAACTTCAAGTCCGGCTTCTGCTAATAAATTAGAGGTAAACGGTAGAGTATTTACTGATCAATTACAATATACAAGAGCAATTAATATAAGTGATGCGAATCTTGATGATTATGTAAATGCAGGTTTCTATAATGGAACAAATATTACAAATGCCCCGAGTTCAGGTTGGTTTTGGGTAACAGTTGAAAGATATTCAGATACTGTAGATTGGGCTCATCAAACAGCAACAACTTTTGGTTCAGGAAATACAGCTAACTTAATATATACAAGAACAAAAACAGGTGGTATTTGGACAAACTGGAAAAAATTAATAGATTGGACAGACATCAATGGAACAACAAATTATGTATCTAAATTTACAGGTAATAATTCATTAGGTAATAGTCAGATATTTGACACTGGTACAAACGTAGGCATTGGAACGACAAACCCAAACTATCAAACAGCCGGAAGATTAGTTGTTGATATAAACGGCTCATCTCAATCTTTGTTAGGTTTTAGTATTGCAACAAATCCAAGTGCTTATATTGCAGCAACTTCAACATTAACTGAATTAGCGTCTGTTTCAAATCCGTTGTTATTTACAGTAGGTTCAGAACGTATGCGTATTACTTCAGGCGGAAACGTTGGAATTGGAACGACAACGCCAAGTGAAAAATTAACAATTACTGACGGAAAATTGTTTTTAAGTACATCTGATCCAACAATTGGTGGAAAAATTTATGGATATAACGATACATCTGTAAATTTATATTCGGGTGGTTTAAAGTTTCAAACAAGATATTTTGATGGTTCAAATTATGTTTATGCTGATAGAATTACTATTAATGGTTTGGGAAACGTAGGAATTGGAACGACAAATCCAACATATAAATTTGAAGCAAACGCTGGTTCTTCACAATATATTAATGCAAGGTTTTATGGTTCAAGTCATTCATTAGTACAAATAGAAAGTACAAGTGCAGGATTTCAATCATTATTATCTTTTGCGTCGCCAACAAGAATATATTCTACTGGATTGCAAGGAGATGGCAGATTTAGTATTTACGATAATACTGCTAATTTAGAAAGATTTACAATTTCTACAAGCGGAAACGTAGGTATAGGAACAAGTAGTCCGAGCGCATTATTACAAACAACCGCAACTAATGCAAGTGGTATTATTTCTTCTTTAGCATTAGAAAATTTTATATCTACAAACCCCGCAAACGGAAATGGTGTTGCAATAGATTTTAGGTTAAATAATAATAATAATCCAAGTTACGTTGCAGGTAAAATAAGTTTAGTAAATACTTTTTTTAGGTCTAATACTGATATGATATTTTCAGTAGCAAATTCAGATACACTAAACGAACGTATGCGTATTACCTCAAGCGGCAACGTTGGGATTGGAACAGCAAGTCCAAACGCAAGTGCAATACTTCATTTACGCTCAACTACACAAGGGTTTTTGCCTCCAGTTATGAGAACAGGAGAAAGAAATGGCATAAGTAACCCTGCGGTAGGATTAATGATATTTAACGAAGAAGACGGGGCGGTACAAGTATTTACCGATGAAGGTTGGAGAACATTAGCTTGGGCATAAATAATAAAAACTAAATAAATATGACAAATTTTAAATGGGTCTTTGGACCAATGGAGTGCTACGTTGATGTAGACGGATTAATGGACGTAGTGTATACAGTAAATTGGAGATACCAAGCTACGAGAGAAAATGAAGGTAAAGAATACTTTGCTGAAGTATATGGGGCAACAGGAGTAGCTTTTCCTGATCCAGCAACATTTGTTCCTTATGACCAAATCACAGAAGAAATGGTAATTGGTTGGATGGAAGCATCTTTGGATGTACCTGCAATGCAAGTAAATTTAGACAAACAAATTGATTTAGAAATCAATCCTGTAACAATAAGTTTACCACCACCTTTTAAAAATGAGTAGTAGAGAAAAAATAGATCTATTTTTAAATAAATGGGTCAGCAGAAAGCTTACGGTATTTGTCGTGGCTTCTGCTGGTCTATTCTTTAAAACAGTAGATTCGCAGGATTGGGTTATAATAGCTACAACATATATTGCTGTAGAAGGAGCAACTAATATAGTGGAACGTTTAATGAAAGCAAAGAATGACAACCAAGGAAACAATATCTAAATACGGCAAGCCAAATGTAACTGGTGATGGTTATCTTGTTACAATACTATTGCCTTATCCGATGCGATTAGCTTGGGACACCGAATCTGTTGTACATAAGATGAGATGCCATAAATTAGTATCTGGTAGATTCTTAGCGGTATTTAACGAATTGTTAAGAGTATATGGTTATGCTAAAATAAAAGAATTAGGTATTGATTTATTTGGTGGTTGTTTTAACTTTAGAAAAATGAGAGGTGGTAATGATTGGTCTATGCACTCATGGGCAATAGCCATCGATTTAGATCCCGGTAGAAACCAATTAAAAGAAACAAGTAAAACCGCAAGGTTTGCAAGGCCGGAATATAAAGCTATGATTGATATATTTTACAAGCATGGGTTTATATCTTTAGGAAGAGAGAAAAATTATGATTGGATGCACTTTGAAATAAAAGAATAATATGAAAAACCTGATATTGATATTAGCATCGACAGTACTTATAGCGTGTGGTGCCAGAAAAGTAAATAAAGTAGATAAAGTAGAAGACAAAACAGTTGTAGAAGTTGTTACGCAAAAAGATTCTATTCAAACTACCAATAAAACAGAAATTAAATACGATGTCGAGAATTACGAAATATCAGTAGTACCTATGGATTCCACTAAAGAATTTGTAGTAGAAGGTAAAAAGTATTTTAATGCTCGTATTTTAATCAAAAAAAAGAAAGATAACACTTTATACTCCAACGATAATAAAGTGTCTAAAACAAGCTTAAAACAAGCTAAAACAATAACTAAGGAGCGTAAGACTGAGAAAACAAAAGTTGTAGATAAAAAAGAAGCTAAAACATTTTGGTTTTGGTTATCGTTCTGGATTATATTACTATTATTAATTATTTGGTTGTATCAAAAATTTAAAAGTAAACTGTTTTAACCTAAAACGGCAAAATATACGTAATAATACAACTATCAACTTAAATTAAATAAAATCAAATCATGACAGAAGCAATCGTAAAGAATCTTAACTTTGGCGAAGATGCAAAGAATAAGATATTCGAAGGTATTACTAAATTAACTAGAGCCGTAAGTTCAACACTTGGTGCTAGTGGTAAATGTGTAATATTAGAAGATGGAGCTGGTAGGCCAGTAATTACAAAGGATGGTGTAACAGTAGCGGATAGTATTATACTATTAGATCCAGTAGAAAATATGGGTGCAACGTTACTTAAGGAAGCCGCAAGAAAAACAGTTAAAGAAGCTGGAGATGGTACAACAACTGCAACAGTATTGACCCATTCTATTTTACATCATGCTTATAAAGTTCCAAAAGGTACTAGTAGCAGAGAATTAAAAGAAGGTATTGAGAATGCCACAGAAAAAGTAATTAAATATTTAGAAAGTATTGCAATACCAGTATCAGGAGATATGATTGATAACGTAGCTACTATATCTGTTAATAACGATCCTGAATTAGGTAAAGTTATTGCGGATGCTTTTAGAGCTGCTGGTGACAATGGTATTGTAATGATGGAAATGTCAGATCTTAATACTACAGAAATAGAGGTTATTGATGGTATTCAATATGATAAAGGATTAGTTAATTCGCACTTTGTAACTAATGCTTCAAAGAAAGCGGCAGAGTTAGATAATGCTTTAGTTCTTATCATTGAATCACCAGTTGAAAATATTAGACAAATACAAGGTGTTTTAGAACACTGTATGAAAATAAAAAAACCATTACTTATTATTGCAGATATGGAACCACAAGTTCTTTCGGTAATTGCAATGAATAAAGTTAAAGGTAATTTAAAAGCAAACGTTATTAATGCACCAACATACGGTGTTAATAAAAAAGATACATTAGATGATTTAGCATTATTAACTGGTGCTACAATTATTAACGAAGATCTTGGAGATGATATGGATCTTATAACTCCAGAACATTTAGGATCATGCATTAAAGCTGTAACAACCGATGCAGAAACAATTATTCAAGTTGGAGAATATTCACAAGAAGTATTGGATCTTATTGATACAGTAAAAAAACAATTAGAAACAGCTAAGAACCCGGCCGAGGTAATTAGATTGGAAAGAAGATTAGCAAGATTATCAGGTAAAGTGGCTGTCGTAAAAGTTGGCGCTGGATCCGATATAGAATTAAAAGAAAAAGCAGATAGAGTTGAAGATGCAATCTGTGCAACAAAAGCGGCTATTAAAGAAGGTATTGTACCAGGCGGAGGAATTGCTTTATTAAATGCTGCAATGTATATTGGTGGATTAACAGAAGGGGAATGGGTATTACTAGATGCAATCAAAGCTCCTTATCATACAATATTATTAAATGCAGGAATTGAAATACCAATACCACAAGAAGAAGGCTTAGGTTTAAATGTTATAACTGGTGAAACAGTTAATATGATTAAAGCCGGTATTATTGATCCATTACTTGTAACAAAGTCTGCATTAAAGAATGCTTCTTCAGTTGCTACAACTATTTTATCAACCGATTGTGTAATCAATAATCTTAGAATTAATGAAGGCAATAGGTAATAATATAGTTATTTTGCCTAAGAAGGTAGAAGCTACAAAGAAAACAAAAGACGGTCTTATTTTAAAAGAAAAAGATAGTGAAGATATTAGATATAAAGAAGCAATAATTGTATCGATCAGCGATGAAATAAAAGTCATTAAAGAAGGTGACGAAATATATTATGATAAACACGCTGGCCATACTATTGAATTTGAAGGTAATAAATATACAGTTATAAAACTACAAGATATAGTTGTTGTATTATGAAACGGTTAGAAGCTAGTGACCTACGTGAATCTGGTTTATTAAAACATTACAGAATAATTAGGAGATGGGCTTGTAGAAATAACGGTCTTGCTGATGCAGATTTAGAATTATTAATATATTTTGATTGTTTAGATTTCTTTACTAGACATGATTATGAGGTAGGTACTTATACATATAGTTGGGATAAGATGCGCTGGGACAGGTTGTTAAAAGAAGGGTGGATAGTGGTTTGGAGAAAACGTAACCATACAACTCAAAAATACAATATATATAAAGTCTCTTTCAAGTGCAAACAACTAATAAGTAGAATGTACCGTATTATGATTGGAGACGAAGATATACCAACAAGCGAAAGAAGAAATACTATAATGAGAGGTAAAACATATACAGACACAGTTTTACAATCAGCAATAAAGAACGTTAATAAAGATAAAACACGATGAAAAATTATTTACAAGATGTGCAACCTAAAATGACAGTTGACAATTATACAAATGCATCACAAACTTTAAATCCAAAGATGGATGCAAATACAGATTTAACATCACAACCTAAAATGGCTAATCCTGCTTTAGCGTCTACGCCAAGACCAATGAATCCTAATATTAAGAATAGTGGCGCACCTGTACCATTTAGTCCACAAAGTGCATCAACAATTAATGGTGTATTCGGAACAGGTATGGAAAATTCATTTGATAGAACAATGTCAAGTATGGATCCAGCTCAAGAACCTCAAATGTAATTACTAAACAACAAAGATATGATGAATAATAAAACAATCGACCCGCACTTAGTTAAAATGGAGAAACCTGGTGTATCTGGATTAAACCATTTATGGGACGGACCATTAGATATGTCTGCTTATCCAAAAGGACAAGGATTTAGTGGGGGTAAAAATGGTATGAAATTAAAATTAGATTGTGGATGCGGAGGCGCACCACTTGAGCCTATTACGCAACGTGCTAAAAGAAGATAAAAAATGACATTTACGGATTTGAAGCTTTATACTCTAAACTCAGTGTCATTAATGTTAAGTATGACAGCAATAGAACCATTCCTAAAAATAACTTTGTTATTGGTATCAATAGGGTATACATTACATAAGTGGATGCATATAGGTGGTAAAAAAGAAGAGAACAATTAATATATAAACTTATGGCGTTCAAACTAAGAAGTCCATACGAAATTGATAACACTCCTATCTATCAACAAGATATGGGTGATGATGTTTTAGGCATGGCTACAAATAAAGGTAGTATACTTATAAATAAAAATGTTTCGCCTGCTGTATTAAAAAAGAATAAAACAATCTCTCATGAGAAAGTTCATTTAGATCAAATGAATAGGGGTGATTTAGATTACAACGATTCGTATGTATTCTGGAAAGGTAAAAAATACCCTCGAGCTACAATGAAAGAGGGTAGTAAGAAATTGCCATGGGAACAAGAAGCTTATGCAAAACAATAAAAAGTAAATATTATACGTAATATATATATTAATACTAATCTAATTAAATATATACATTATGAGAAATTTATTTATTATTACAGCATTGACATTATCGTTATTCTCTAACGCTCAAAAAATGAGTAAAGAATTTTTAAAAGGAGAATGGACATCAAATGGAGAAGCAACGGAGATTTTGTTTTCTTTTACAGATAAAAAAGAATTTATTATTCAAGAAGTTTCATCAACTAGTGGAAGACCACTTGATGTTATAAGTTATCAAATTACAAAAGGGGCTTTATATGTAAAAGCATATTTTGAACCAAATGACTTTGAATCAATAACTAAATTTATAATTGTAGATAATGATACTATGGTGGCCAACATAGTTAGTGAACATCCTGGTCAGGTTATATATAAAAGAATAAAAAACAACTAAAAAAAATAAACAAAATGAAAACTCCATTTAAAATGACTCCAGGCAGAGGTAATATGCCAAAAACAGGGAGAGGTATTTCTCCTACATTAATGAGCAAATCTCCAATGTACCAGACAGGTGATGTTGAAAAAACCGGCTATGGTATGATGAAAGAGAAAGAGAGTAGAGCTAAAGTGAAAGCGGATCCAGCAGGATATGCAAAAAGAGACAAAGAAGCAGGAATGACAAGAAACTTTGCTACAAACGAACTTAAGCCAAACGCTTATGAAAAAAAATATTTACCTGGAGGTGAGGGTCAAAACGATAGAATTATAGATGGAGCTGGAAAAGTAATAGCGGAATCTAAAGGTACACACCCTAATGCTAGAAAAAAATTAAAAGCTGAATATGACAGAGCAAAATTAATTACAGATACGCAAAGATCTAATAAAACAGAAGTACTTAATGCTTTTGGAGGAGGAACGCCTACTGAAAAATTAAGTGAGAAACAAAAACAAGCTTTAATAAATGCAACTAGAGCTAAAGTTTCTGAAACGCCTGCTAAACAAATGTCAAAAGGTGCATTTAAAAAACCAGCAATGACTTCTACAACTGCAAAACCAAAAGCGTCAAAAACGCCAATGAAACAGTACATTGATCCTAAGGCCAAAGAAAGAGAACAAAAAAGATTGAAAGATATGACTCCAAGCCAAAGAAAAGCAGAGGGTACCAGTTTAGCCGGAGATAGAGGTAGAATTAAGAGAGAAGGGCCAACAGGACCGCAAAAAGGCAAAATGGACACAAAATCTAACAGAAAATCTCCAGCTATGCAAATGAGTAAATTAAAAAAGAAGTCTTGCTAAATGAAAAATATATCTACAAAAGGTTATAAAAGAAATAGTCCTGATAAAAACAGAGCATACAACATTATACCAAGCGGAGATATAACAATGGAAGATGTAGATTTTCCAGTATTAGGCATAGACAATAAAGGTAATAAAAAAGTAATGCAACCAGGGAACAATTATAAGTTTCCTGGAAGTGTTGTTTTAGAAGTGCCAATAAAAAAACAAAGTTTATATAATAGATTATTTAAAAAATAAACTGATAGCAGGTGGGAGGTAAGGTATCTCACGGGTCTCATAAGCCCGCTTAAACTGGTTCGACTCCAGTACGTTGCTACTAATTATTAACAATTAAATCAAGTAAAATGAAAAAAGTGGAAACAAAAACTATTAAGAAAGATCAATTAGAAAAAATCGTTGCTCAACAAAAAGACTTAAACGTATTGTTAACGAACATTGGTGTTCTAGAAACACAAAAGCATTCGTTATTACATCAGGTTGCTGAAGTCAACAAAGAAGTTGAGGATTTTAAATCAGAATTGGAATCTGAATATGGTGCTATTAATATTAACCTAGAAGACGGTAGTTATACTGAAATCGAAAAGGAAGAAAGTAATGGCTAATGTCATTAGAAAAATAAGTATTGGGGCTGACTATAAGAATGAAGCAATGCACTATTCAGTACATCAAGAAGTATACGGGGGACATAAAATCTCCCATATACTATTTGAGGAAGCGGATAATTCATACAATATTTATATAAAGAAAAGCGATGAGGTTATGCCGTGGAAGAAATTTAACAGTCACATGGCTATTTCAGTGGAATATGATTTAGAATACTAATGAGAAGTGCATTTAGCTTTATTGTTAAACCTGTAGGTAACAGATACGACAATACAGTTAAAGTTGGTGATAAAGATTTAGTTGTTAACACATCGATTGAATCTTTTAAAGCTGTTAATAATATGGCTGAAGTTTTAGCTGTACCCTTATTTGGAACAACTGATATTAAAGTTGGAGACAAAGTAATAATACATCATAATGTTTTTAGAAGATTTTATGATATAAAGGGTAAACCAAAGAACAGTAGATCATACTTTGACGAAGACAAGTATTTTGTAGATTTTGATCAGATATATTTATATGGTGATGTTGGTAATTGGAAAGCTTTTGGCGACCGTTGCTTTATACAACCAATAAAAAATAATAACAGTTTTAGCTTAGAAAAAGAGCAAAGACTTATTGGAATACTAAAATATGGTAATAGCTCCTTAAATGAAGTGAAAATAGTACCAGGTGACTTAGTAGGATATAAACCATACGGGGAATTTGAATTTATTATAGAAGGTAAACGATTATACTGTATGAAATCAAATGATATTGTAATTAAATATGAATATAGAGGAGACGAAGCAGAATATAATCCAAGCTGGACACAAAGCGGTATTGGAGTTAATTAAGGTTGCTGAAGAAGCTATCTTAGATAATGGGGAAGATGACTTAGCCGCAGATAAATTAAAAAATGCCGCAGCAACAAAAAAGTTAGCTATCTTCGATGCATTCGAGATACTTAGTCGTATTGAAGAAGAAAGACAAAAATTAGATGCTCAAGATGCGAGCGAAAAAGCAAGCAAAGTTTTTAAAGGGTTTGCGGAAGGGAGATCTAAATAATGTACGAACAAAATTTAATAACCACATTAACTGACTATATTAAACCAACTATTATAAGTAGGCTTAATAAAAGCAAGAAGTGGGAATACGGATATAATAAAGATCATGATGTAATTGTTATAAGCAAAACAGGTAAGATTGGAGAAATTGTAGAAATACAAAATTTAAAGATTGCATTACCTTATATTGAAAACGCTTACAAAAGATCTAATAAGAAGGAAGAACAATATTGGGAACAAGCTAAATATCCAAAAGAGCTTGAGCGTATCAAAAGCGTATTTGACTGGAATAAATATCCAGATAAATTTAAAGAAAATTGGTATGACTTTATTGATGCAGAATTCAAATACAGAGAAGAAGGTTTTTCTTTTTACAACAATGGCGTACCTACTTATATAACTGGTACACATTATATGTATTTACAATGGAGCAAGATTGACGTTGGTGCTCCGGATTTTCGTGAATCTAACAGAGTGTTCTTTATATTTTGGGAAGCTTGTAAAGCAGATAATAGATGTTATGGTATGTGCTATTTAAAGAATAGACGTTCAGGATTTTCATTTATGTCTTCTGCTGAATTAGTTAACCAAGCTACATTAAGTTCTGACACAAGATATGGAATACTATCGAAGTCAGGAGCCGATGCAAAGAAAATGTTTACGGATAAGGTTGTACCTATATCAATAAACTATCCTTTTTTCTTTAAACCAATTCAAGATGGTATGGACCGTCCGAAAACTGAATTAGCTTATAGAATACCTGCATCAAAATTAACAAGAAGAAAATTAGATGCTCAAGAGCAATTAGAAGAGCTTGAAGGATTAGATACTACGATTGACTGGAAGAATACTGGAGACAATAGCTATGATGGTGAAAAGTTAAGATTATTAGTTCATGATGAAAGTGGTAAATGGGAAAAACCGGATAACATTCTAAATAACTGGCGAGTTACAAAAACGTGTGTTAGATTAGGTAGTAAGATCGTAGGTAAATGTATGATGGGATCTACTTCTAACGCTTTAGATAAAGGAGGAGAAAACTTTAAGAAATTATATTATAGTTCAGATGTAACTAAGCGTAACCGTAATGGTCAAACAAGTTCTGGATTATATTCTTTATTTATACCAATGGAATGGAACTTTGAAGGTTTTATAGATAAGTTTGGTATGCCTGTTTTCTTAACTCCAGAGCAGCCTATTAAAGGAGCAGATGATATGTGGATTGATTATGGGGTTATTGAGCATTGGCAAAATGAAGTTGATGGTTTAAAATCAGATCAAGATGCATTAAACGAATACTACAGACAGTTTCCAAGAACCGAGCAACATGCTTTTAGAGATGAAGCAAAGCAATCTTTATTTAATCTTTCAAAAATATACGAACAAATAGATTATAATGATGATTTAAGAAACTCAAATGTTTTAACCCAAGGAAGTTTTCAATGGGAGAACGGTGTGCAAGACAGCAAAGTGATGTTTGTACCAAATAAAGACGGTAGATTTTTAATTTCTTGGATTCCTCCGCTAAATCTTCAAAATCGTGTGATTATAAAGAATGGGGTTAAATACCCAGGTAACGAACATTGCGGTGCTTTTGGTTGTGATAGTTACGATATATCAGGAACAGTTGATGAAAGTAGAGGCTCTAAAGGAGCTTTACACGGATTAACAAAGTTTTCAATGGAAGATGTTCCACCTAGTCATTTCTTTTTAGAATATATAGCTAGGCCTCAAACAGCTGAGATATTCTTTGAAGATGTTTTAATGGCTTTGGTATTTTATGGAATGCCAATATTAGCAGAGAATAACAAACCTAGATTGCTTTACTACTTAAAAAGAAGAGGATATAGAGGTTATTCAATGAACAGACCGGATAAGATATGGAATAAGTTATCACCAGCAGAAAAAGAAATTGGTGGTATACCTTCAGCTTCACAAGATATGTTACAAGCTCATGCAGCAGCTATTGAATCCTACATCGACAAATATGTGGGTTTATTAGAAAGAGGTTACGGTGATATGTATTTTCAAAAAACTTTGAATGACTGGTCTAGATTTAATATAAATAATAGAACTAAGCATGATGCTACTATTAGTTCAGGTTTAGCTATAATGGCTTGCAACAAAAACGCTTACACACCTGTATTTCACGCTCCAAAAGAGACCGTGTCTTTAGGTTTTAAAAAATATAATAACGAAGGTTTTAGTTCAAAAATAATATAATAGATGGTTTATACTAATAATAATAGTTCTTTTCCTAGTCAGGTAGTACCAGATTCAGAGAAACAAAGCTACGAGTACGGAGCTAAAGTAGGTAGAGCTATTGAAAACGAATGGTTTAGGGGTGATAGAGTTGGTGGTGCTGGAAACAGATGGGGATCCAACTGGCAGAACTTCCACAGATTAAGATTATATGCTAGAGGAGAACAATCAGTTCAAAAGTATAAAGATGAATTATCAATCAATGGTGATCTATCTTATTTGAACCTTGACTGGAAACCTGTACCTGTTATACCTAAGTTTGTTGACATTGTTGTTAACGGTATATCTAGCAAGAACTACGATATTAAAGCATACGCACAAGATCCCGATTCAATTAAAAAGAAAACAAATTATGCTTCCGCAATATTGGAAGATATGATGGCTAAAGATCTTTTAAATGAAATACAAGGAACATTAGGGGCAAATCTATATAACACTATGGATCCTGCTAATTTACCAGAAGATAAAGAAGAATTAGAAATTAGACTTCAATTAAGTTATAAGCAAGAAATTGAAATAGCTGAAGAAGAAGTAATAAGTCAAATATTAGATAACAATAAATATCCGTTAATAAACAAAAGATTAAATTACGATTTAGTTGTTTTGGGTATTGCAGCAACAAAAACAAATTGGAACAAAGCAGAGGGAGTAACAATAGATTATGTTGATCCTGCTAACCTTGTTTATTCTTACACAGAGGATCCCAACTTTGAGGATATATATTATGTTGGTGAAGTTAGATCTGTTACGTTAGAAGAGGTTAAAATGCAATTTCCACATTTAACAAAAGCTGATTTAGAAGAGATTGAAAAATATCCAGGTGATGTAAATTATACACGTAACTATTACGGACAAGATTATGACACTTCTAATGTACAGGTATTGTATTTTGAATACAAAACATTTTCTAATCAAGTATTTAAAATTAAACAAACAGATGTTGGTTTAGAAAAAGCATTAGAAAAAACGGATGATTTTAATCCACCAGAAAGCGATACATTTAGCAAAGTATCAAGAAGTATTGAAGTTTTATATTCAGGAGCAAAGATATTAGGTCACGAAAAAATGTTAGAATGGAAACTAGCAGAAAATATGACAAGACCATTTGCTGATACAACAAGAGTACAAATGAATTATGCTATTTGTGCACCAAGAATGTATAAAGGAAGAATTGAATCATTAGTAAGCCGTATAACAGGCTTTGCAGATATGATCCAGCTAACGCATTTAAAAATACAACAAGTATTAGCCAGATTAGTTCCGGATGGAGTATTTGTTGATGTTGATGGTCTAGCTGAAGTTGATTTAGGTAATGGTACAAATTATAATCCAGCAGAAGCATTAAATATGTATTTCCAAACAGGTAGTATCGTTGGTAGATCAATGACACAAGATGGAGATATGAACAGAGCTAAAATTCCAATACAAGAATTACAAACTTCATCTGGTAGTGGTAAGATACAATCATTGATACAAACATATCAATATTACTTACAAATGATACGTGATGTAACCGGATTGAATGAAGCTAGAGATGCTAGTACACCAGATAGAGATGCTTTAGTTGGTTTACAAAAAATGGCAGCTGCAAATTCAAATACAGCAACAAGACACATATTACAATCTAGTTTATATTTAACTTTGCGTATATGTGAAAATATTTCAAGAAGAGTTGCTGATTCATTAAACTTCCCATTAACAGCAAGTTCATTAATGCAAAGTATATCGGTATCATCGGTAGAAACATTAAAGGAATTACAAAACTTGAACCTACATGATTTTGGTATTTTCTTAGAATTAGAACCAGATGAAGAAGAACAAGCACAACTAGAACAAAATATACAAGTTGCTTTACAGTCAGGAGGTATTGACCTTGAAGACGCTATTGACTTAAGGCAAATTAAAAATATTAAGTTAGCTAATCAATCTCTTAAATACAAGAGAAAGAAAAAGATGGAAAGAGATCAAGCCAATCAACAAGCTAATATACAAGCACAAGCACAAGCGAATGCGGAATTAGCAGAAAAAACGGCGATGTCTGAAGTACAAAAGCAACAAGCAATTACGGAACAAAAGATTCAATTAGAAAAATCTAAGTTACAATTTGAGATTCAAAAGATGCAGCAGGAAGCATTGATAAAGAAACAATTGATGGCAGAAGAATTTAGTTATCAAATGCAATTAGCAGAAATGCAGGTTGCTCAAGCACAAGAAAAACTTAATAAAATGGAAGATCGTAAAGATCAAAGAACAAAGTTGCAAGCCACACAACAATCTGAATTGATTGAACAAAGACAAAACAACACATTACCAAAAGATTTTGAATCAGCAGGATTTGACAATCTTGGGGGATTTGGTTTGGAGCAGTTCTCTCCTAAATAGAACAACACAACTAATTATATAATATTTTATCATGTCAGAACAAATTAAACAAGAAGGAGACTTTAAAATTAAAAAAGCTAAAGTTCCTACTATTAAACATGTATCAGCTCAGTCTGTTGCAAAAGTAGATTTAACAAATAAACCCGTAGAAGATGCCGTTCAAGAGCAAACAACAGATGAAGGCGTGTTACAGCCAGGACAACCCGAAATGGGATTGCAAGAAGTGGTCGAAGGAAACTCCGAACAAAAAATCATTACCGAACCGGTTGATGAGAAAGAAGTAGTTGTAGTTAATATTACAGAAACTACTGAAGAAGCAAAAGAACTTGAGGCGGAAGCTGATAAAGCAATTAATGATTTTAAAGTATCAGGTAAACCATTGCCGGAGAATATTGAAAAGTTAATTACTTTTATGGAAGAAACAGGAGGAGACATTGAAGATTATACTCGTTTAAATACGGATTATTCTAAATTGAATCCAGAAGTTCTATTAAAAGAATATTACAAGAAAACAAAACCGCATTTAGATTTAGATGAGATTGACTTTCACATGGAAGAAACATTCTCGTATGATGAAGATGAGGATGACGAGCGAGAAATTAAAAAGAAACGTATCGCTTTCAAAGAAGAGGTTGGTAAAGCCAAAAGCTTTCTAGAGGATCTTAAGAGTAAATATTATGATGAAATTAAATTAAAGTCTAATGTAAACCCAGATCAACAAAAAGCAATTGATTTTTTCAATCGATACAAAGAAGATCAACAATCAGTTGAGCAAATGCATTCAGCATTTAAAGATAATACCAAAAAGTTTTTTACACAGGATTTCAAAGGTTTTGATTTCAACGCGGGTGGAAAAACATTCAGGTTTAATCTACAAAATACTGACGCTGTTGCGGATAAACAATCAAACATTACTAACCTACTTAAGAAGTTCTTAAATGAAAAAGGTGAAGTAACAGATATGACTGGGTATCATAAAGCAATGTATGCTGCTGAAAACACTGACAGTATTGCAAACCATTTTTACGAACAAGGTAAAGCTGACGCTATTAAAGAGATGTTAGCCAAATCAAACAATATTTCAACAGAACCTAGACAAACATCTGCTGGTGAAATTAACGTGAATGGTTTTAAAGTAAGAGCTATCAATGGTGTTGATTCTTCAAAATTAAGAATTAAGAGTAAATTTTAAACTAAAACAAACACATTATGGCAACAGTAAATGTTACCCCGAACTTCGGTTCGATTAAGCCGTCACAAAAGCAACAAGCTTTAGACACAAATTATTTAAACTTTACGGATCCAAGTAATGCGGATTTCGTATCATTTGCACAACAATATTTACCAGAAGTTTACGAAGCTGAGGTAGAGCGTTATGGAAACAGAACATTATCTGGTTTCTTGCGTATGGTTGGCGCTGAAATGCCAATGTCTTCTGACCAAGTTATCTGGTCTGAACAAAACAGATTACACGTTGCATATACTGGAGTTAACGTAAAAAGCGCTGTAGGTAATACATTAGAGATTGAATCTACTGTAGCAACGCCTGGAGTAAGCCCTGCTAATTATGTAGCTAACGTTATTTCAAAAAACCAAACGATTGTTATTATGAATCCTGCAACAGGATTAGAGGTTAAAGCTATTGTTATTACTTCTGGAGCGAATGATACTTCTTCTAACGCTGCAAATGGAGCATTAACTGTTGCTCCTTATACTGCCGTTTCTTTAGCTGCTGCTGGATTTTCTGATACCGACGATAATTTAAAAATCTTCGTTTATGGTTCTGAATACAAAAAAGGTTCTACTTTAACAGGTGATGACTACACTAGTATTGAGCCTTCATTTACTCAGTTTAATAACTCTCCAGTAATTATCCGTAACAAATATGCTGTTAATGGATCTGATACTGCACAAATCGGATGGGTAGAAATTGCTACTGAAGATGGAGCTGATGGTTACTACTGGTACTTAAAAGCTGAATCTGAAACAAGATTACGTTTTGAAGACTATTTAGAAATGACAGTTGTAGAGGGTGAATTAGCTGCTGCAGGATCTGCTGCATTAGCCGCTGGTAAAAAAGGTACACAAGGTTTATTTGCTGCTGTTGAAGACAGAGGAAATATCTTAAATAACTTTAGTCCAGTTGGTGGTTTAGGTTCTTTCGATAATATCTTGAAAAACTTAGATACTCAAGGAGCGATTGAAGAGAATATGTTATTCTTAAATCGTCAATTATCTTTAGATTTTGATGATATGTTAGCTGGTTTATCTGCTGGTTCAGCAGGTGGGGTTGCTTACGGTTTATTTGAAAACTCATCTGAGATGGCATTAAACTTAGGTTTCTCTGGATTCAGAAGAGGTTCTTATGACTTCTACAAAACTGACTGGAAATACTTAAACGATGCTTCAACTCGTGGAGCAATGACAGGTGTTGGTAGTTCAATCGAAGGTGTATTAATTCCTGCTGGAACTTCTACAGTTTACGATCAAATTTTAGGAACTAACATCCGCAGACCATTCTTACACGTTCGTTATAGAGCTGCACAAGCTGATGACCGTAGAATGAAATCTTGGATCACTGGATCTGTTGGAGGTGCTTACACATCTGACTTAGATGCAATGGAGGTACACTTCTTATCTGAAAGATGTTTATGTGTGCAAGGTGCTAATAACTTCGTGTTATTCACTGCTTCAGCATAAGCATAAATAATTGTAAATTTTACCCTCGTTGAATCTACGGGGGTAATTTTTACTCTTTTAATAAACAATAATTAATTATATAATATTTTATCATGGCACAAGCTAAAACTGCTGCTAAAGCAAAAACTATTCAACCAAGTACATACGTTGAACCAGAAAATACATTTGAACAATTTGAACAAAGTGTTGAAGAAACCTATATTGAAGAACCAGTTGCTAAAACAAAACCGCAACCTTCAGCCCCTAAATGGGAAATTAAAGATAGAACATATATTTTAGCGGGACCACACTCCCCTTTAACATATACTATTTCTTCAAGACATACAAGTAGATTTCCTTTATTATGGTTTGACAAAGATAATGGTGATCAAAAAGAATTAAGATATGCTACGAACCAAAACTCTGTTTTTGTAGAAGATCAAAAAGGAGAATCAACCTTGGGACATATCATATTTAAAAACGGTACTTTATTTGTACCAAAAGAAAAACAAAACTTACAAAAACTATTATCATTATATCACCCAGACTTAAACAAGAAATACAGAGAGTTTGATCCTGTTATTACTGCTGGAGATGATTTAGATGATATGGATATACAATTAGATGCAATGAATGCAGCAAGAGAAATGGATATTGATCAAGCTGAAGCAATATTAAGGGTTGAGATTGGATCTAAAGTTTCTAAAATGACTTCTAAAGAAATTAAAAGAGACTTAATGTTATTTGCTAGAAACAATCCAGATTTATTTATTGATTTAGCAAATGATGAAAACGTACAGCTTAGAAATGTAGCTATTAGGGCTGTTGAAGCGGGTATCGTAACTTTATCACAAGATCAACGCACATTCTTATGGACATCGAACAATAGAAAATTAATGACTGTACCATTTGATGAAAACCCATACTCAGCTATGGCAGCATTCTTCAAAACAGATGAAGGTATAGAAGTTTTTAGGTCTATAGAGAAAAAAATAGATTAACACGTAATATTAATATATAGAGCGGTGGCTTAACGGTTACCGCTTATATATTATAATAAAATAAGCAAAATGGCAATAAACGTAGATACAGTTTACAAAACCGTTTTATTAATACTTAACAAAGAGCAACGTGGTTACATGACTCCTGATGAGTTTAATAAAATAGCAACTCAAGTTCAACTTGAAATATTCGAGGATTATTTTAATAATCTTAATCAACAATTAAGAGTACCGGATAATGACAGTGAATATGCTGATAGGATTAAAAATTTAGATGAGCAATTAGCTGTATTTAAAACTATAGGTAATTGTACTTATGTAGGTAATAGCGAATGGGAATTACCGACGTCGTCAGGCATGGCTGTATATTCTTATAGCTTTACTACGGTTAATGGTCAATCTGAATATCCGCTTGGTAATCAATTAAATCAAGCAACAATACAAAATGGTTTGATGAAAGTTTATTTTGGAGGAGTTTTACAAAATCCATCTGCGTATTCTACAGCAAATAACAATATAATATTAAGTTCTATACCAACAACCGCTTTTAGTGTGCTTGTTACGGTTACTGCTAATGACTTTTACAGATTAGGTACTGTGATATATGACGATACAATTGAGATGCAGAGAGTGCAACGAAACAATTTGTTATATATAAATAAATCACCTTTAACAAAACCGACAAAAAAATACCCACTATATATATACGAAGAAGAAAAACTATACGTATATCCAAATACAATAACAACAGGTGTAACTGCTTCATTTGTACGTAAACCAAAAGATGTTATATGGAACTTTACAGCAACTGCTCCTTATTATACATATTCGTATAGCCCTAATACTTCGCAACAATTTGAATTAATGGTTTCTGAACAAACAAATGTTATAACAAAAATATTGTTATATTCAGGTGTTGTTATTAAAGATCCACAAATAATTCAAGTTGCAGCACAGCAAATACAAAACGAAAACATAAATTCAAAATCATAATAAAATATGGCATTTCCAGATGGTGGTTTAATTACCGAAACAAATAGACAATATTATGCTGGAGCGCAAGGTTTCCAAGTAGAAGATTTAGGTGGACAAACGGAATTTACATTCACTTTTGACACTGAATTATTTTTAGGTAGCTGGGATCAAGATGATGCTGGTTATGCTTTAAATAATTTTAAATTATATACAAGTACAAACGGTATTGACTTTGTAGAATATTTATTAGAGTATAGGTTATTAAAAAACACAATAACATTTGATACAGCTGTTCCGTATGGTCATGTAGTAGTTGTTCAACTTAAATCAGTTGAAGGTGGTAATTATGGAGACTACGACGCTTATGGGAATGCCGTAGAGAACAATTACGGAGGTTATTCTTATATTACCTTAGATGATGTCATAAATAACTTTATTGTCGCTTACGTGGGTTCTGGTAAGCTTATATCAGATGTTAAAAGAACTGATGTATTATTTCACGCAAAACGTGGGCTGCAAGAATTTAGCTACGATGTACTAAAAAGCGTAAAATCTCAGGAACTTACAATACCTCCAAGCTTAAGTATCATATTACCACAAGATTATGTAAACTATGTTAAAATGTCCTGGATAGATAATCAAGGGATTAAGCATCCTATTTATCCAACATCGTTAACAATAGATCCTTCAGAAACACCATTACAAGATAATATAGGTCAACCAATACAAAGTAGTTATGATGATAACTTAGAGGGCTCTTCAATAACTGAAGAGAGATGGAAGAAAATGAACAATGGTAAATTACTAAACTATATTAATGGAGTTGGTAATAACGATGGATTTGGTAATGGATGGAACAATGGTTATGATTATGGTTACTACGGTAGACGATATGGTATGGACCCACAATACGCAAACTACAACGGCACATTTACAATAAATGACAGAGAGGGTAAAATATCATTCTCAAGTAATTTAGTTGGTATGTTAATTGTATTTGAATACATATCCGACGGTTTAGCTTACGAATTAGATAGTAAGATACCTAAGATGGCAGAAGAAGCAATGTATGCACATATATTGCATTCAATAATATCTACAAGATCAAATCAACCTGAATATTTAGTACAACGTCTTAAAAGAGAAAGAAGTGCTAAATTAAGAAATGCTAAGATTAGATTATCTAATATTAAATTAGAAGAGTTTACACAGGTTATGAGAGGAAAATCAAAATGGATTAAACACTAAAATTAAATGGCAGAAGTAAAAAATAGTTTCCTGAAGTCTAAGATGAATCAAGACTTAGACGATAGACTTATCCCTAATGGAGAATATAGATATGCAAATAATATTTCGGTTGGTAAATCTGAGACAGATGACATTGGAGCATTAAAGAATGTTTTAGGTAATAATTTACTTACTTTAACTGATAACAACGAATTTTTACCAGGCACTACTACACCTAATCCTAATTATATACCAGGATTAGAGTGTATCGGTACGTTTATGGATAATCAAAATAACCGTATGTTTCAATTTTTAACAAACTATACGGACCCAAATCCAAATCTAATAACTTTTCCAGAAGACGCTCCTTTTCCAAGTGGTATAACAGAATGGAAAATGAAAATTGCTGTATATGATTTTGATTCACCTGAAACATATATTACATTAGTAGAAGGTACATTCTTAAATTTTGCAAAAAATAAAGAATTTAAAATAACAGGAGTTAATTTAGTAGAGGGTTTATTATTCTGGACTGATAATAGAAATCAACCTAGAAAAATAAATGTTGCAAATGCTCTAACAAGCATAAATTATTACACAAATGAAACGCAAATATCTGTAGCAAAATATGCTCCTATTGATCCAATACTATTATATAGAAAAGCAACAGCTATTGCAGATGCGGATTCAGTTGGTAATGTAATTGAAATTGAAACAGAAAATATTTCTATAGTTCCTGGAATGACATTAATAACAGACGGAATATCTGGTTCAGATTTTTGTACTGTTGTTGATGTCACTGGTACAACTATAACTTTTTATGAAAACCTTCCTATAACAGTGGTAAGTGGTGCTCAATTAACTTTTTTAATTTCAACCATGTCCGACAAATCATCTGTGCCTACATGGCCTGGTGATCCCGCCTTCTTAGAAGATAAATATGTTCGTTTTAGTTATCGTTTTAAATATGATGACAACGAATATTCGTTAATGGCTCCATTTACACAAATAGCATATATACCTAAACAGAAAGGATATTTTATTGCAGGTAATGAAACGGATGCTTATAGAAGTACTGTGTTAAACTGGTTTGAAAATAATGTAAATAACATTGAACTAGTGATCCCGTTTCCTGACAAAATAGGTAATCTTAATAATAGTTACAAGGTATCTGAGATTGATATTTTATACAAAGAATCAGATTCTACGGCAGTAAAAGTTTTTGAAACATTGCCAATAAGCGCTATAAATACCACTTTAAATACTAATAATAATTATTATATACAACCATACCAGTCGCAAAAGCCATATAAAACATTACCAGAAGACCAAACAGTAAGAGTATATGACAAAGTGCCGGTAAGAGCAAAATCTCAAGAGTCAGCTGGTAATAGAATAATTTATGGGAATTACTATGATAAATATACTTCATTGTCCTCTATAAATTATTATATATCCGTGCAACCAAAATCAACAAACGGAACAAACTTTATAGAATATCCAAATCATACATTAAAAAAGAATAGAAATTACCAAGTAGGTTTTGTAATATCTGATAAATTTGGTAGACAATCACCAGTTATTTTATCTTCAAGTGATTTGACTGGACTTAACATAGGTGGTGGTGAATTCGCAAAAGGATCAACAATTTATTCAAGTTACGAAAATTCTATTTTATTTGAAAATGTACGCGACTGGTTTGGAGATGCTTTAATATTATATTTGAATAGCCCAATAGATCAAGAAAGAAATATACCTTCTGGTCAACCGGGGTTATATGCAATACCTACTTCAAATTCAGGGTTTGCAATTACCACTTCAACAATAACTGATACAACATATACTTTCACTTTAGATCCACCAGTGCCTGGAGGAGCAGCAAATATTATACCTCTTCCAGGAGATATAATGAGAGGGTTTTATACAGATTATGTAAAAGTAATTAGTGTGTCACCAACTCCAACGACTCCTTATTCAGGCTCTTATACAATAACTACAAGCGGTAGAGTCAATGATATATATTTACATGTTGATCAAGAAGGAGGTGTTAAAGATATTAAATTTTCTTATAAATACAATCCTATTGGATGGTACTCATATAAAATAGTTGTTAAACAACAGGAACAGGATTATTACAACGTATACCTTCCAGGAATGTTAAATGGCTATCCTAAAAACCAAACTTCTGGGTCACAAGTTGTTTATTCAGGTGTTGGCCCAACAGCTACGTCTACATTACAAAACGGTATAAATACTACACAGTTTCCTGTTAGTGAAACGGGTAATACATCTCACATTGTATTAATTAATGATAATATTAATAAAGTACCAAGAGATTTGTCAGAAGTTGGTCCTGACCAAAAACAATATAGAAGTAGCGTACAATTATATGGTAGAGTAGAAAATACTAAGGCTACATTAGAAATAATAGGTGATGATCCTGATTATTCTGCTAAAGTAACAGTAATAAATTATACTGTTGGACCAGGCTTAAATGAAGATTGGGTATTAATAAAACCAGGAGACGGAATTCAATGCGTTGAAGCAAATACTCCTGTCACAAATACAGATCCATCCGCCACAGGAGGTACTATGCCTAATCCATATAGATGGTTAGGTAATACAGTTGTTGTTAATAATGTTGTTTCTGGAACTACTGGAACTATAACAATATCATCACCTAACTGGGTATTAGGTGGGTCAACGGCACCTATACAATATACTCATTTTATAATAACGAGAGCAGAGAATGTACAGTATTTTCCAACAAGAAAGGCAGATACGGTTATATCTATTGCATCGGCGGATGAATTTAATTTTTTAGATAGTTCTGAAGATAATTTAAGTGGAACTGCTGGATTAAATTTTTATCAACTACAAACCAAACCTTTAATAGGTAGAGTTTCTACGGTTAATCAAATTGGAGTTGTTGCTTCTGAAATGATACCTTTCTTAAGTGTATATGAAACAAGAGCTGAACAAAGTTTATTAGAATTATTTTGGGAAACCGCTACAACCGGTTTAATATCTGATTTGAATGCAGATGTATTAACAGGGTTTAATGGTCCCGTAAGTTTTGGTAATGTTAATTATACCCATTTTGAATGGCAAGATCCAAATGGAAGTGGAGATGTAAAAGGAGCTGAAGACTCAAAATACATAACCGATGAATTCTATGTTTTAAATCAAAACGGAATTATCTTACCGAATACAACAGTTACTATTGATACAATTTTTGATGGAAGTGGTGTTAGTAGATTAGGCGATTTTGGAATAGAAGCAACTAATGATGGTACGAATGATTTATATAGATTGTTTATAACGCCAACATCTACATTTGTATTTAATAACAATGCTGCTATAAAGGAATCATATACTTTTACATTTAATGTAGTTGATATTTCTATTCCAGACCAACCTATTTCATCAACATTAACTATAAATGGCAGATTAAGCAATAACACTCCAATTATAACTACTTCAGTAACAAATTATAATATAACACAAAACACAACAGACTTTGTAACTTTAGAAGCAAATAATGGTTCGTTTTTATTATCTGAGACTGGGTTAAAATGGAGTATATATAGTGGTAATCCTAGTTCTTATTTTCAAATAGGGGAATATACTGGGGTATTAAAATTAGATGACGATCAAATACCATTAGGTATATATAATTTGGTAATAAAAGTACAAGACGCTGTTAATACATCTACTGGTGCAATTTTACCTGTTGAAGGAACTAATTTTGGTACAAAATTTGCTCTTATTGAGTTAATTATAAACGTAGGGGATTCACCTGTACCTTATTGGTTAAGACCTAATTATACAAGTCAACCTATACAATCAAATGGTATTTGTGGTACTTCATCTGCAAATGACGCTGGTATGGTTTACATAGGCAAAAAAGAAAATCTGACAAGTGCGTACTTGCCTACTATACCTGGCTTTAGTGGTACTTATGATATTATTGAAAACGTAGAAGTTGAGAATGCACAGGATTATGGGTATGGTGAAATTGAGGCGGAAGGATTATTTGAAGGTGAGTATAGATTTTCAGTTAAACTAGATGTCTTCGCTCTTCCAATATGTCCAGATGGACCAGCAGGATTTGCTTCTGCTAAAGGTAGAGCTCAAATATATTTATATAAAAGAATATATAACGAAGCTACACCAGGAGTTTGGGTATTAATAAATAATGAAAATAATTATGGTATTTCTCCTGTCTATGAAATTGGACCTTTAATAGTTTCTACTTTTGATGATATGGGAACAATAACTTATGGTCAACCAAAATCATTAACGACCACTTTTACAATTCAAGCAGAAGAAGCAGAAGAAGATGAAAATGACTACGAATACGCAGTTGGAGTTAGGTTAATAAGTGAATTTAATAATGGTTATGGCACTGGACCGTATGTTACAATATATGGTAATGATGCTAACTACTCCTATAACCAAACATATCCATTTTCACCCCCAACAAATCCACCAGTTACAAATGAATATGAATATTATACAGGGGTGGAAGAAATTGTTCCAGATCCAATAGGCTATCCATCAGGTGTGCCTTACACTGCGCCTGATGCAACTAGAGGTATTTATTATAGTTCACCAACAAATGCAATAGCCTTAGGTGATGTTGACAATGGAGATACATTAATTGTAGTCACATTAAGCACAATTAATCAACAAGCGGTACCGGGTCTTACCGCATATATTACTGAGCCTGGAGGGTTTCCTCCACTTGGGTTTGGCGATGTGGTATATGTTAACCCATTAAATGCCGCTGAAATAACAATACAGTTAGCCAACCCTTGGATTAGTGGCAATATGAGTTTGATTGGTAAAAACTTACAATTAATTACTGAAGGCAATAGTTTAACAGGTAGATTATACGCTAATACGGAAGAAGGAACAGAAATAAAAAGATTCTATACGGATTCTAATTTTACACAAAAATGGATTCCACCGGTTGCAAATAGATATTATAATTTTATAACATCAAAAAATTATAATCCAGACGGAGCGGAATTTGTAGGAGGAGCTCTTAAATATAGTGAATTCCCATATTATTGTGCGTTTATTAATGGTGAAGGTGAAGTTGTAAATCAGCCTACTCCAGCTCCAAATATACAAACGGCATGGATAGGGCAAAATACCGCTAATACAGCACCTATGATTATTACAAACTATAGTTATAATGTATTATATACAGAACCACCAATTCCATAATATATAATACTATAATTAAATTAAAAACCATAAAAAAAACGTGATTATAAAGTATGGCAGCAATATTAGAATTAAAATACTTTAACTCCTTTTGGTTAAAGAAGTTAGACACAATAGTGGAAGTAGAAAATACAGGTGCAGAAGTAGAGGGTAATGTTTCTAATAATGCTACTATAAATATAACATCTTCCAATAATGAAATTAGAGTTGGACAAAATGTTAGTTGGACCGGTGCGCCTACCCCAAATCCTTCCGTATATAAAGTAATAAGTCCTACTCAATTTATATTAAGTGAGCCTGTAACTGTAGCAGATGGCGTAGGTCTACTTTTTGGTCCATTAACTGATTTTACTTATATACCAAATGCTTATGCAGATGGTCCGACTGATTGGTTTATTGAAGAAGCTAGAATACGAGGTGGATATAATAATACAAATGTCGATCTTGGAGTTAAAGCTTATATTGTGGAGGATAATATTCTACAACAGCATAGACAAAATTCTTTGATATATTCTGGAGTATTTAATTCTAGAACAGGAGTTAATAAAACAAATGAATTTTCAGTTGGTGAAGATATAACAAGAAGTTTAGATCCAGCAAATGGTTCTATTCAAAAATTATATTCAGAAGATACAAACTTAATTGTATTCCAAGAATTTAAAGTTAGTCAAGCATTAATTGATAAAGATGCTATTTATTCAGCGGAAGGACAACCAATGACAACATCTGGAGCTCAAGTAATTGGCCAGATTCAAGCTTATGCTGGTAACTATGGTATTGGTACTAATCCTGAAAGTTTTGCTGTTTATGGCTTCCGTAAGTACTTTGTAGATAGAAACAGAAATGTTGTATTAAGATTGTCACAAGACGGTATATCTGAAATATCAGAATATGGAATGGGTGATTTCTTTAGAGATAATCTTTCTGAAATTGGTAATGATGGATTTATCTTGGGTATGTGGGACATGCATAATAAAGAATATGTGTTATCAATGCAACCTGTTGATGGAACTTATAAGACATTGACATTTGATGAAGATGTTGCTGGTTGGACAAGTTTCTTTGATTTTAAACCAAACTGGGGTGGAAGTTTAAGAAATAACTTTTACACATTTAAAAATGGTGAAATATGGAAACACTATTCGCCAGGTAATAGTGGATGGGGTAGATTCTATGGTGTTACTTATGATTCATCAGTTGAGGTTATATTTAACCCTGATGTATCTTTAGTTAAGACTTTTAAAACAATAAATTATGAAGGAAGTACTGGTTGGGAAACTTTATCGTTTTACACTGACTCTGATATTTCAGTTCCTATATCTAAAGCATCTTATACAACGACTCTTGCTGATTTAGAATTACAATTATTTACTAATTCATTCAAGAGAAAAGAAGATAAATACTTTGCAAATCTTATTAATATTACACCTGCTTCAAATAGCGAAGTTGTATGGGGTAACTCAATGACAGGAGTTAAAGGGACAACAGCAACGGTTAGAATGAATTATTCTAATGAAACATTACAGAAGAGTGGGACACTGTTTGCGGTATCTTCTGATTACATAGATTCATCTTACTAAAATTTAATTAAATGAATGACAAATTAGAAACAAAAACTGAGAATAGAATAATTAGCCAAGACTATATTGATAAGGTAGAACATTTAGAGCAAACGTTGCTAGCAATGAACGATCCTAATGTAGCTAAAGGTAATACAGATTTGTTTCCATTAAAGCATTCATTTTCACACGGTATATACATAAGGGAGATGTTTATGGAGAAAGATAGCGTTGTTATTGGTAAACTTCATAAATTCTCCCATACGTGGTTTTTATTAAAAGGTCAATTGCTAGTATCAACAGATGAGGGATCAAATCAATATATAGCCCCTTGTTATGTAAACGCTCCGGCAGGTACAAAAAGAATCATATATGCGGAAGAGGATTCAATATTTATAAATGTCCACCCAAACCCGGATAATATAACAGATACGGATGAGCTTGAGGATATTTTAGCATGCACATCGTATAAAGAATATAATGAATATAAACTATTAAAAGAATAATATATGAGTATGGTAGTAGTTGGAGTTATAGGTGCCGCAGGTACTATAACTTCAGGATTAATTGGAATGGGGGCTGCGAAAAAAAGAGAAAGATCGGCTAGAGAAGCAAAAGATAGATTGGGAGCAGAACTTAATAGATTAGAAAGCAGCAGACAGGCTATTATAAACCCTTATGAAACAACTAAGGATATGAGTAGTTTAGCTAAAGATTTATCTGGAACACTTAGTAATCCTTATGCTAATTTAGGGGTTGCCACCAATGCAGCTAAATTTGAGGCAGAGCAAATTGATGTTTCATTAGCAAACACATTGGACACATTGAAAGATACAGGCGCAGGAGCAGGAGGTGCTACAGCGTTAGCTACAGCGGCATTAAAAGCTAAACAAGGTATATCTGCTAGTATTGAATCTCAAGAAGCTAATAATGAGAAAATGAGGGCACAAGGCGAAGCAAATCTACAACTTGCCAAAATGGAAGAGAAACAAAGAGTGCAGGGTGTTCAATTAGCTGAAGCACGACGTGTACAGGAAAGCGAAGCTCAAGGTAAAATGTTTGCGTTTAATGCTCAAGAGACTAGAGAGCAAGGAAGAATAGATAGAGTCGCTGGCCAACTAGCAGGAGCAGAAGGACAAGAAATGCAAGCTCAAGCGGATAGAACCGGAGCTCTTACTGGTATGATCGGTGGTTTATCATCAATAGCTGGATCAGTTGCGGCCGGTAGAAAAAGTGGAGATAATACAACAACTAATAATACAACAACTAATAATTCTACAGCCGCTCCGACAGCTAGCCCTTCAAAAGGTGTTAGAAATAAAAGATATGGTTGGGAATCTGACAGAAGATTAAAAGAGAATATTGTTAAAGTAGGAAAATCAAATAGTGGGCTTAATATATATAATTTTGAATATAAAGACAAAAAATTCGGAGAAGGTATTTACCAAGGTGTAATGTCTGATGAAGTTCCAAAAGAATCTGTAATAGTAGGCTCCGATGGATATGACCGAGTTAACTATTCTTTATTAGATGTAGAATTTAAAAAAATAAAATAAATGGGAGCATATTCAAATCCAGAAACACCTATCGATACTCAATCGGGGCAATACTATAGAAACCTTACAAATACAATAGTAAGTAATACTGTTAATACTATAAATACATGGGTCGCAAAAGCTGAAGAAAATAAAAAGAAGAATGAGGCTATAGCCATGAAAGTTGGCGAAGAAGAGAGTGCATTATATAGAAATTTAAGTTCTACACAACAGCAAAATCCAACCGTTAATTTTGAAAATTTATATAGACCCAAAATAAAAAGATATGCTGAGTTAAGAACAAAAGTACTTAATGGTACAAGCGCTGATCCGTCTGCAGATAGAATGGAAGCAGATGAAATATATGCAAGTGTAGCTAATATTAAAAATTCAATAGTTGATTTATCAAGTGAGGATTTTGATGTAAAATGGAATAAAAGAGGTGTTGCTGGAGGTATTTCTATGGATTCTGATCCTAATGTAGTAAAGGGGTTAGCAATATTCTATGGTAAACTTCCGGGAAAAAAAGAACCAAGGTTTGAAAACGGAAAAGTAGGAGCATTTGTTTGGGACGTATATGAAGGAGATACATTAGTACAAACATTTTCAGCTGAACAATTAAAAAAAGCAGCAAGTGGCCAAGGGTTACTAAGAGTAATACCAAATGCTGCGGATTCTATTGATGCTGTAAAAGTCGCTAACCCCGATATATTTGAATTAAAAGATGGTGTACCAACTGGTAGACTTAACGAAAAGTATTACACTGAAGTATATGAAAAGCCATTACCAGGTGAAGAAGTTACTATAAGTGGTGGATACGAAAAAAAGACTACACAATATATGCCTACTGGAAAACTTACTGATGCGTCTATTCAATCACTTAGGGATAACACAAACTTTAATACTGTTATGACAGCTAAAGCTGACGGATTAATAAACGGTACTAGTAATAATATTGAAGCAATAATGTTTCATAATACATATTTTGCTAAAGAAGATAAAAATAAGATTGATCCTAATCGTCCAATGAGCGAAGCTCAAAAAGAAAAATTTAGATCTGACTATAAAGAATTTATAATACAAGGATTACCAAAAGAACAAGTTGTTGCAGGTGCTAAACCAATTGAAAAGTCTGAAATTGGTAAGATGGTTATTAAAAAACAAACAGGAGGGACAGGAGGCCAAGGTGGTAATAAGCCAAGTGAACCGTCAAACAAAAAAATATTAAATGATAACCTAAATAGTTATTACCAGACCAAGGACTATGTGTTTAAAGGCAATGGTACATTCGTAAAAGTAGGTCAAGATGGGTTATTATACGAAGTTGATAACGAAAGAGACAAGATTGGTAATCAAGAACCTATAGATTTAAAGCAAGCTAGAGTAATATTAGGCCTACCTGCAAATGGAATTTTAACAGTAAATAAATAATTAAATAATACTATATGGCTAATTATATAAACAAATTAGGAGATATTTTTACACAAGAAGAAATTGATGCAGCTGCAGAAGAAAATGGAGTAGATGTTGATGTTGTTATTAATAATAATGGATTAACGCTACAAGAAGAAGAGCAGGACAATATTGTGGGAAAGGAAGAGGGTGTAGTTGTAACGGATCCACCAACTGCACCAAAGAGAAAATCGGGTTCGTCTTCAAAAAATACTTCATCGGCATCGAGTGGTAAGAAAAAATATCCATGGGATCCTACAAATAAAACAAATACCCAAGGGAGCTCTTTAGCAAATTTTAAAACAGGTAAAGAAACCAAAGAAACTGTTGAAAGAAATGTAGCTAAAGTAATTAAAAAATCACCTAATAAAAGCGAAGAAGAAGCGTTCACTATGCTACAAGCCGCTGACAAAATGGACGCTGACATTTCTGAAATTGTTTATGACGATTATAATTTAGAAGATCTCGTTTTTAAAACAAAAGAAGCAAGAAAACAATCTGATGTTGCTAATGAAAAATATAAAGCACAAAAAGAATTAGAAAAAGAGGCTTACCGAAAAAATTTTGAAATTAATAATCCAGATAAAATTCCATCTTGGGCATTTGAAGGAGATGAAGAGGATGTGGCTGCTAAATTAGCACCTGTTTTGGAAAGTTACGGGTTAGAAGCTGTATCTAGCGGATTTGGAAATGAAATAACAGTACAAATTTTAGATTATGAAAATCCAAAGTTTGGTACTGTTAATGAAAGTGCTTCATTTGACTTAGAAGAATTTAAAAAAGATAGAGCCGGATTTATTGCAAAGTTCAATAAACAAATGAACTTAATGAAGGACACTCAATATATTAAAAAAGTAAAAAATAGAGCACAAGGTTCTTTTAATGCTTTTCAAAAACAATTTGGACTTGATGAGGATAGAAGGAGTTTTGATGAAATTGAAAATGAAATAAACAAAGAAAGATTAAAAGAATTTAAAGTTTTAAAAACTAAGTTTGGTGCATTATTACCAAAAGGTTATTTTAAAGGTGACAATAAAAAATATACAGATTACGTTCATTATATCTCTAAAGGGACTTTAATGGATAAAGACATTGAAGATATAGCTTTTTATAAGTACAAAGACAAATTATTTGATGGTAGAACTTTAGAGGAAGAAAAAAAGAAATATAAAGAAGAAGTTGCAACCTATTCTTTTCCTTTACCTGGTGTAACAGCTTCAAAAAATCCTTTTACAGAGCAAGAAAACCCGTTTGATGGTTTTAAAGAAAAAGCTACTAAAATTCAAAATGCTGTTGAGGAAGTGAAAGAACCTTCGGTATTTGATTTGGTTGAGCATCGTTCTAAAAATAAAGCAAAGGATCTTGATGGTAAAATACAAGATTTTGTTAGTTTTGAATTGTCAAGAAATAAGTCTGCTAATAAATTAGGTAATATACTTACATCTGATTTAAGAATTTTACAAAGAGAATATGAGAAAGGACTAATTAAGAATTCTAAAGACTTAAAAAATAAGGAAGAACAATATACAATTGAAGCTTCCGCATTTGAAAAAGAACTAAAAGTATTTAAAGAGAAAAGCGATGAGTTACTAAGTCAGCCCTTAAAAGCTGCAGCTGATGTCGATGCTCTAAAGTTGAACTACCTAGACTTACTTAGTAAGCAACAAAAGCTTGATAAAGCTAAAGAAAACTTACAAATATCTGGGTTAAGCCTAACAAAAGAAGCTAATCTTGCTCCGGTTGCTTTAACAAACTTTAGTAAAAATTACGATAGACTAAGTGAATTAGCTTTAGGCTTTAAAGAGCTTGGAACAAAATTAGCAATGGGAGGAGTTGATTTATTAAAAAATGCAAATCAGACTAACGCCGCCGCTGTATTTTCTCCTGAGATTACTAAATATTCCATAGATTTATTAAATGGTTATGAAAAAGAAAAGCAAAAACTACAAACAAATTTAAAAGTAGATGAAATTAGGAGCGTTAGAGATATAGGTAAATGGGTAGCTGGTTCTACAGCACAAACATTACCATCTTTAGCAATGGCTTTTACAGGAGAATTAGCATTGCCTTTATTCTTTTTATCTGGCTACGGTGAAGCAACATCAAAAATAGAATTAGAAAAGCAAGATGTTTTAGAAAAAATTACAGAAGCAAAAAAACAAATATTACTTTTAGATCCAACAAAAGATCAAGCTAAAATAGAAGAATTAAACAACATTATTGAGCAAGAGGGTTCTAAAATAAATATGGATGAAGGGTCAGAAATGGCATATAAACTTTTATATGGTACTTCTGAGGCTGCATTTGAATTAGTAACTTTAGGGACATTAAAAAGTCTTAAAGCAGGTATAAAACAATTACCTAAGCAAGCAATAAGAAATGGATTTACTGGTATATTAAAAGAAGGTAGTTCTGAATTCGCAACTACAGTTTCTCAAAACTTTGGCGATATCTACATAAAAGGAGAGGAATCAAAAAGTTTATTTGAAGGTGGGTTAGAGTCGTTTGCTCAAGGTGGTCTTATGGGTCTTGGTTTTTCTAGTGCTGCAGGAGTAGGCGTTTTAAAAAGAGCTGTAGCTAGCGAATTAGCTACAAGAAAAGATATTTTACAATCAAAAGAACTTGTTAAGCGTATAGTTGATTTAACGGGCAATAAGTCTTTTATGCTTGATCAAAATATATCTATCGATCAATTAACAGAAAATTTACATCCAAAGGTAAAAGAAGAGGTAATATCGTTGGTTAACCAGGTAACTGAGGTTGATAATAATATATTAGATAGATTAAACTATGAGTACTCTGCTGATAATTTATTAGAAGTTGGTAAAATTAACGCTAGAATACGACAAATAAATAAGTCTGTACAAGAAATCAGTGCTGATCCAACATTGTCATTAGCTCAGGTAACGGAATTAAAAAAATCTTATGAAAAAGACTTTAATGAGTTAAATGAAAAAAGACAGGAAATCTTATCAAAAGGAGATGGTGATATAAAAGCAGAATTAGCAAAGCAATTTAATTTTTCAGCTTTAGAGTTTTATAATAATAGAGTTAAATTGGAAAGAAATAAGTTTAAGCTTTCTTTAATGCGTCAATTTGATGGGTTAACTGAAGACGAAAAAGCTGACTACGAGCTAAAAGCAATGGCTATCCAGGAAAACGATAATCAAGAAAACAATAATCAAGAAAAAGATAATCAAAAAAACAATAATAATAAAAATCTTTTATATACAGGCGATATGGCCCCAACAGCTGTAGACCTATATATTCAAGACAAAGCAAGAGAAGTCCTTAATAAGAAAAGGGACATAATTAAACGCTTTATAAAAGAACAGGGTATCGAAAACGAAATTGATATTGTAACATTTGATGTTACTGAAAATGAAAACTTAACGCAACTAATTGACAGAGCTACAGCTTTATATGCTGAAAAAAATGGATTAAGTAATAATGACGCAGAAGTTTTAAAATTTAAAGAAGACTTAAAAAAAGGATATATAGATGGTGTAATATTAAGTGATAATAAAACAATAATTGAGTTTGTTCCTAATGCCGCAAAAAACGGTAGAGTAAGTATATTATCTCATGAAATTGGTCACCATGAAATAACAAAAGTATTTGGCAATGAAAAAACAGGAGAAGCATTCTTAAAATTTATTGAAAAAAATTATCCTAGCTCTTATATAAAAATAAAAGATAGACTAGATGAGAATGAAAATTTTATTGAAGGAACTGAAACTTTAAAACCAGAAGCCACACAAGAACCTTTTACCTATTTTATTGACACATTGGCAGATAACAATGCAATACCTAATAAAAAAGTATTAGCGCAAATTGCTGAATTCTTAGACAGTAAACAAAAAGTAATATCATTTACAAATATGCTTGGTCAAAATGATGCGGCTATGTTTAACTATTTAATTGACTTTACTAATAAGACTTACTTTAATAAAGGAGGTAAAATGCCTAGTAAAAATTACATTGTAGGTACTGATCAAGAAGGGGATACTCCTAATGTTACTAGAGCATCGAGAAGTATTGATGAAAGAATGGATAAACTTGATTTACAATTATCTAATAATGAAATTGATTTTGAAAAGTATGAATCTGAGATGAAAAAACTTGAACAAGAAGAGTTTGAGCAATCTAAAAAAACATACGAAGAAGAAAAGAAGGTTGTAAAGAAAGAAACAACCAAAAAAGAAACAACTAAAAGAGAACCGTCTGAAATAAGTGAAGCAGCTGCAAAAGCAAAAGCTAAGCTTGATACAATTGGTAATGATCCAAAAGGTTTTAATCCAAATAATCCAGCAATTTACGATGAACTGGATAAAATGGTTAGAGTAAAATCTAGAAACTATAAAACTTCTAATGGTACAATTATTGATCTTACAAATAAAAATAAAGGGGGGTTAGATGGTTTTAGCATGGAAGAGATGACCAGTTATGTAACAGTGTCAATGCTTCCTTATATCCAAAAATTTGATCCATCAAAGAACGACAGTTTGTATGGATATATAAATGCACAACTAGCTAACAGAATGAAAGCAGCTTTAAAATCTGGACAAGTTGCTGATGTTGTATTTACAGAAGACGTTACTGAAATGACTAAACTTTCTAATGAGGATGTTCAAACAAAAACAAAATCATTACCAGAAGTAAAGAAATTTCAAAATATTTTAGAATCAGGGGTATTTAGTCCTGATGTTATAGAAAATGTTCAAGCAAAAATATTACCAATATTAAGAACATTAAAATCTAAAATAAACGAAAAAACAACTTTAAATAAAACTGTTGCTCCTATAATTAATGAAATACGTACTGAGATTGGTAAGCAAGCTGATATTGACATTAAAAAAGCAATGGGTGGTAAAGAAGATCAAGTTTTACAAAATTGGTTAATTACAAATAAAAAGACGATACTTGAAAATTTAACCACAACATGGTTAATGGGTAAAGATAATGGAAAAACAGTTTCAGGAGGTATGCCTTTTGCTATTCAAAAGAGAGTAAATGGGCAATGGTTAAGTTATCCCGATTGGATTGGTAAAAAAGTGGATCGTGAAGCTGTTACAACAGATTTAGCCGGTAGAACCTCTGGTACAGAATTAGCTAGAAGATTACCTGAAGTTAATAAAAATATTTCTACAGAAGAATTTTTATCTGCAGTTATAGACCTTAAAAACGGGGACGTTATTAGAGGTAGAAAAGAAGCATTGGCTAAAGCAATGAGTGAGGAATTAGCATTTGATATAATTTCAAATGATATGGCCAGTGAAGGACCATTGTATCAAGCATTAGAAAAAAATCAAGAAATATTAGGTGCTGAATTAGATAAATTAACGGTACAAAACTTTGATAGACTAATAGAAAGAGGTAATATTAAACGTTCTCAAACAAAAGAAGTTAAAAGATTATATTTCCTATTTAAAGAACTAAGCAAAAAAGCAAATGATACTAAAGCAATTAGAGCTGTAAATTATCAATTAAACAAATTCAAAGATGACGAAGACTTTAAAAACCTAAGAGGCCTTATTGAAAATAAAATTAATACTATAAAAGGCTTGCAATGGAGAGCATACGAAGTAATGCAAGCTGCTTTTATAAAAAGACAATTAGGCACGGGAATTAATTCTGATTTTACTGTGAGAGTGCAAGGTGGAACAAATCCTTATATTGCTGACATTGCTATAAAATTAAAAAAATCTTTATTACGTGTTTATGTGGAAGCTAAAAAAGCGGCTGATGCAGATATACCATTAGGGTCTTTTATGGCAAATTCATTTGAGAAAAAAGTTTTAGAGAAAAAATTTGAAGACTTTAAGTTTTCTAAAGATTCTGAAGCTTTAGCTTTTATTAAAAAATTTACAGAACAAAAACAAGGATTATATGATTTTATAGGTAAAGGAGTTGGCGAAAAAACAACTGCTGGTTATATTAAACTTACAGAAAAACAAATAGCTGAATTAAAAGCTGAAAAGAATATAGGCAATAGATATGTAGTTGGTTATACTGATATACCATTACAAATGTTAAAAGCTATTAATGATATTAAATCGCAACCAATAGATATTATAACTATAGGTAATACCGTATTTGATTTTTTTAAAGGGTATGAAGGGGTTGATAATTTTGAAAATGTATTTAAAAATATTAAAAACAAACCTGAAAATTTTATGGATAAACTTTTTTCTATAAAAACAGAATATCAAATAACTAGAGAAAATACGGTGCAAATTAGAAATTATATTAATTTTAATGAAAACATACAATTAACAGATGGAGAAAGTATTAATGCTATTGAATTAATTAATAATTATACTAAAGACAAAACAACAGAAAACGAGAGTGGAACAAATAAAAATATAGAGCAGTTAAACACTAAAACTATACAAGGTATATTTGACACAAAAAGTAGGTTGGCTAATGAAAAAGCTTTAGAAAACGCATTAAATCCTCGAAGAGAAAGTAAAACAATATCTACAGTATCTGATTTTATAAATGCAAATAATTTAAAAAGAATTGATGCAGAAACATCATTTGATATATTAAATGATCTTAATAAAGAGATTGAAAATTATTGGGGTATAGTACCAAATGATGTTATCGTTAAAATGGGTAGAGCTGTTGACTATGCTTTTGATGTAATTGAAGATCGCGAAAATGAAGGTGGACCATTAATGGCTGCTGTAAATGATGCTTTGAATTTAGAAACGGTTAAGTTTGCTGAAAAGCAATTAAACGAGTTTGTTGAAAACAACAGACCAAAAGGCACAATGTATAGCAAAACATTGGATTTTGAATTCAATGATATATTAGAAAGAAACACAGGCGTTGCTGCATTTACAAAAGTATCTGATGTAGTCGCTAAAAGAACAGGTATAAAGAAAAATACATTATCATTCTTTGTGCCACCTTCTGCTGATGACTTTAGAGGTTTAACAACTTATATGTTTGCTGGTAAAGGTAAACAAGGCGAACAAGATCAAGAATTCTTTGATAAAAACTTAACTGTACCGTATGTTAAAGGTATTAATACTTTAGATTCAGTACGTCAATCTATTAGAAAAGAATATAAGATGTTGCTTAACAACTTTCCTGATATTAAAAAGAAACTTGTGAAGTTAACACCAGATAAAGGTTTTACTTATGATCAAGCTGTAAGGGTTTATCTTTGGTCTAATGCTGGTAAAGAAATTCCTGGATTAAGCAGGTTAGACAAAAATAAATTATTATACTTTGTAAAACAGAATCCTGATTTACTAGCTTTTGCAAACGCATTGTCAATAACAGGTAGACAAGACGGTGGGTGGATTGATCCATCTACAACTTGGGATAGTGAAACTATTATATCTGATTTACATAACATTACTGAGGGAGCTGGTAGAAAGAAATACCTTGAAGAATTCATAGAGAATGCTGATGCAATATTTACAAAAGAAAACCTAAACAAGATACAATCTATATATGGTACAAATGTAAGAGAAGCATTAGAAGATTCTTTATATAGAATGAAGAACGGTAAGAATAGACCAGAGGGTACTGATAGAGTTACAAATACTTGGATGAACTGGATTAACGGTTCTACAGCGGCAATTATGTTCTTCAATACTAGATCAGCATTGTTACAGACAATATCAGCTATGAACTTCTTAAATTGGAATGATAACAATCCGTATATGGCAGGTAAAGCTTTCCTTAATCAGAAACAATACTGGTCTGACTTTGCAATGATTATCAATTCTGATAAATTAAAAGAAAGAAGATCTGGATTAAAAGCCGATGTTACCCAAGCGGAGATTGCTAATGCAGCAAACAGTGCTAAAAACAAATTTCATGGAGTTATATCTTATTTACAAAAAATAGGATTTACACCTACACAAGCGGCGGATAGTTTCTCTATTGCTGTGAGTGGTGCAACATTTTATAGAAATAGAGTTAACACATATTTGAAAGCAGGTGATACTGTAGAAGTGGCGGAAGAAAAAGCATTTAATGATTTTTCAATTATAACGGATCAGTCCATGCAATCTGCCGATCCAATGTACGTTTCAAAACAACAAACGACTGCATTAGGACGCATTATATTGGCTTTTGGTAATACTCCAATGCAATATAATAGATTGATCAAAAAAGCTACGTTAGACTTAGTTAATAAGCGCGGAGACTGGAAGACAAATATTTCTAAAATTGTATACTACGGAGCATTACAGAATATGTTATTCTCAGCATTGCAATCTGCATTGTTCATACCATTAGGTTATGATGACGACGAAGAGCCTGATACTTCTAAAATGACTAAGGAAGAAAAGAAAGCTTATGAAAAGTTACAGAAAAAGCAGGAAGATAAAATAACAAACGTGATCAATGGTATGGCCGATACTTTATTAAGAGGTTCGGGTGTATATGGAGCAGCTATTGCAACTGCAAAAAATACCATAATGGAATACTTCAAACAAGAAAAGAAAGAAATGTTCGCAGATCATGCTTATACCGTATTAGCTTTAACAAGTGTATCACCTCCAATAAGTTCAAAAGCAAGAAAACTTTATGGTTCAATTAGAATTAGTAAATTTGAAAAAGATGTTATTGCTGAAAGAGGTTGGGAAGTTACAAGAGATGGTAAATTAAATCTTGCCCCAAACTATAGAATACTAGGTAATGTAACAGTAGCAACTACAAACTTACCATTAGATAGAGTTGTTGAGAAAGTTAACAACATGGCTGAAGTAATGGATTCTAGAAATACCAAATTACAAAGAGCTGCATTAGCATTAGGTTGGAAAGATTGGGAACTTAACGTAAAGAACGAAGAGAATGAAACGATCAAAGCAACTGCTAAGGAAAAGCGTAAAGAAGAAGGTATTGAGAAAGCTATTGAAACTAGAGCAGAAAACAAAAAGCTAGAAAAAGAAAAGTATAGAGCTATGTCTGTTAGTGAAAAAGCCGCTTATAGAAAAGAAATTAAAGAAGAAAAAAGAAAACAAAAATTTCTTAAAAGAAAAAGAAAAAGAAAAATGGGTTAATAAAAGGAACTAAGATAAATAGGCACCATACCTAAAAGTTCCAATAACCAATAAAGGGGATTCACATAATGTGGTCCCCTTTATTAATTTATATGGTTATTATATTCGATTTATATATAAAGTATAAATCCAACATCTCGTACCTAAGTAACTATACAATCTCACAATTACCTCCTCCGCATGCTGCTGAATCAGTAAAGTTAGTGTTATCTTGTATTTCCACTACTTTTGATAGATCAACATCTTTTAATGTAGACATCATTTGTTCATAGACTTCTTTAGTACAATCCTCAAATGGAGTTTGTTTATATGTACCACCATTATACGGCAAAACAGATAATCCATTATAGTACTCTTTGTTTGCCCACATCCATTCACCTACAATTTTCCATTCATCATCTCTGACAGAAACCGTACAAGATACATTATGAGTATTGTTACCTTTCTCATGACCAGTTTTAACCCAGTCTTTAGATATAAGCTTTACTCTTTCTAATAAATCTAATGTAGATTCATATCTTGTTATAGCTCCTTCTGGTGCTTTCTGAGGGACTGAAATTACTGATTGTAATGTAGGATTAAAATATTCATCTTCTAACAATTCTGGATGATTGATTGCAAGATAAGTGTATATTGCTTCATTCTTGCCTAATCGCATTCTTCTGATGTAATAGTCGTTATGCCACGCATGGATTCCGCTTGATGTTCCAAGTACCAAGCTAGTAGTACCTGCAGGCTTAACAGCTGTTGTACGGGCTGCAGCATTAATTCCAAGCAATTTAGCTGTTTCTCTGTTTGTTTCTTTAACAACTTCTGCTGCTTCTTCATAATTTAATTCTAGATTTGATTTAGACGCAATACCTGTCATTGATACTCCAAGCAATGCATCTTTTTCTGTGTTCTTTCTCCATATATCACGAAGATAATGGAAGTCTGAATATGACGCTTGTAACGTGCCTAAGAATGATGCTGCTGATGATCTTGCATTAAAATCTTCTTGGCTTTCAATATTAGACATATTAATTTCTGTTAGATTACAGAACTGATACGGTCGTAAAGCAATTTCACAACAAGGATTAGTACCCCAATCTTTATCATTAGTAAGATATATTCCGGGTTCGCCTGAGCCAGAAGCTTCAATTCTTTCCCAAACTTTGTCAAATGTTTTCTTATCAATTTTGTGTCTTAAAAGTACTACTGAATTATTTGCTCTACCTCTTTGTGGGTTATCTTCCCACCAGCTACCAGCTTTACAATTTAACATTGCCGTACTATCTAAGTCAAACAATGAAATCATTGCTGCTCTTCTAATTCCACCTGCTAAAACCGCATCGGCAATATGACACTGAATATCATGACATTCAATATCTGTTAATTTAGATCTATCCTCTTTTTCACGAAGGATAGCTTCAATCTTAACCAATGCCAATCTTAACGGCTCTGGTCCTGGTGCTTTACCTCCAGCTGTAACAAGCAATGCTCCTTTTTGTCTAATATCAGAAAGATCAAATTCAATATGTGATGTTAATTCCCCTGTATATGATTTGAACAATGTCTTAATTGCATCGGCCCAACCAATAATACTATCCTGTACAACATAACGTTTCTTACGATCGTAGTTTGGTTTTCTTATTTCAGGTAATTTATCAATGTTGTGATTCTGGACTGAATACCCCACACCAGTTCCGCCAAGAAGTAAAAACATAGTTTCAGCAAAACTACGGATATTATCGACAGGTAAAAAAGCACAATTATAAATGCGAGCATTATTGAGTTCAATAGCTTTACCACCAAATTGTAGGCTTCGCATCGAAGGTAAAACTTTTTTATTGAAGACAAAATTTTTGTATACTTGTTCAATTGATTCTTTCATTTGTGGAAACTTCGACACGTGCATCTCCATATTCCTGGTTACTAATTCTTCCCACGTTTCTCTACGTTCTTTTGCTGGCACATACTTTGCATACTTTGTGTATACGGTAATATCACTTAAGATCTGCTTATCTAGGCTTAAACTCATATTAATCTATTTCTAATTTAGGGGTTACTATTTCTTCATCTACTACTTCAATATTCTCTGGTCTTGCTTCTGCACCTTCTTTTACCTTTTCAGCTAACTTTGCTACAGCTTCATCATAATCAGGCATAAACCTAATTGTTTCAAATGTACCTGAAGCTAATGTCTTTATGTTTTGGTTTTCTTGTAACAGATATTGTACAATGTTAGTTAATGAAGCTATTTTATTCTTCATTCCGATTAACTCGTTCTCTTTCATTCTTTTTAGTTTTAATTATTAGTCTTTACTTATTTCAAGTGATATATCAAAAAATGGTATATATAATACGTGCATTAAAGCATCATCATATTCATATACTCTATATCCAAATAGTATACCTGGATATACTCCGATCTCTAAAGACCAGAAGTTTCTGCCCGCATTTCCGTTAAATGTCATCTTTCGTTTGTTTTGGGTTATTAAACATCTCTATTGTTTTTATTAGTTCTTTATATCTTATTTTGCCAAACGTTTCAAATGACCACATATACCATTTTTCGATTTGTCTATCTGCATATCTTTGCCTTGCTAATCTTTTTGTTTCAAAAGGATTAATCGTACTGTCTCGTCGCATTCAGAATTTTTTTGAGGTTTATATAAGGTTCTTGTGTCACCATTATCTTTCATGTGCTTTTTAAACATTTTCCAGCGTAAAGGAAATGAGTCATTAGCCCTACCCTTAGTTTCTATAATAAAACTTTCACCTTCAAAATCTGGTGTGTATTTCAAATTAAGTACTTTCTTATTACCTCTGTTTATAAAATCACCTTTGCTATTAGATTGTCTTTCAAAACAATCGTTATCAAAATTAAAAGCAGGTATTAGTTCATAAGTTTTGTACTCATAATGAAATTTTATACCAGCATCCTGCAATGCTTTGTACATATACTTTTCAAGACCGGATGCGAAAGTGATGCCATCATACACCACTTTCTTTGACACAACTGGTCCTTTCTTTTTAGTTCTTTTCATTCTTCTCTATTCTTCTTATTACAGCATCCATAAGATCTTCTGAATAAACTTCTTTAGCTTTCTGTAAATAAAGAACAGCATCCATTAATTCTTCTTGTAAATGATTAAGCCATTCAAAAATTCTTGATTGGTCTTGTTCTAATGTAACGCCGTATTTTTTGTAACCTACATCAGATCTTGAAATGAATTTATCTACTACTCGTTCAACTACTGGGTCTCGAAACTTAATACTTTTTTCTGTCATATTATAAAGTTGTTTTAATTGTTACACCTGGATATGGTTTCATTAATATTGATTCATGATAACCTGTTGTTTTATTATGCTCTGGAAAATTAGGATATTGTGTTATTGTCGTAAAAGTATTTGTATCTGTATCTTTAACAAAAGATCCATTGACCATTTTACCTGTACGGTTTTTAATAATAGTATATGCTGATAAAACACAATCTTCTACTTTTAATCCTTCTATTGCAGCTAAGTTTGTTAATACAACCATCATATCACCAATAGCATCTATAAATTCTTCTCTATCATTTTTAAGTATTGCTCTAGCTAATTCACCTGCTTCTTCTTGTAATTTAACAAATTGTGTTTTAGCATCACCATTTCTATATAATCCACGTTCATCAGCCCACTCTCTTATTAAATCATAAACATTTGGTTGTTCTTTTGCTGGAGGGGTTAAAGTTTCTTCTATATGCTTAATAGGATTAAAATTGGTTGCTACGGCTTCATGTAAGGCTTTATTATATATAAAGCATCGATTAGGATTGAACATTGAAACTTTTACATTATTCATTATCCAGGCAATCAATTCTTTATTTAATAGATAATTACCAAACGGGGTTTCAAAAGTTAATCCAATTGCATCGTTTAATTGCCCTTTTAGTTTATTCACCGGACATGGAAATGTTGTTGTTTGATCTGTTACATTTAATTTCATTTTATTTGATTTTTTAGGTTTATTAATTACTTTTTTATAAGAATCTCGATCTACCTTGTAGCCGTATAAACGTTGAAGCTCTGATTCTCTCCTTGATATATAATCTATATCTTCAGATGCTTCCAGAACTTCGTATTCTCCAATCTTATAGCCTTGTGCTATAGTTACTCTCTTATTAAGATTACGTGTAACTCCTATTTTTTTAGTCGGAATGTGATAAATAAAATACATAAATTTGATTTAAACGGCTACTTTTGCAGTAATTACTGGGCCGTGATTATAATTAATTAGTTTTAACTCGTTTAATTTATATTCGTATGTTGGTTGTACATACATTGGTTGTTGTAAATATTTATCAACAGCTTCTATTTGATTATCATAAATGTGTGCATCAATAATCTGTACCTCTAACAAATTTGGTTTATACTCCGTTAATGTTGCTACATATAAAAGTATTTTAGTAAACAATGCCATATCATAAGGTATTCCTAAAAATAAATCCCCTGATCTTTGTAATACAAACATATTAAGTTTATCACCTTCTATAAAGAATTGAAAATATAAATAACAAGGTGGTAATCGCATTTCTTTAATTTGTGCAGGATTCCATAAACTAATAATATGTCTTCTACTGTCCGGCGTTAATATTATACTTTGTATTAATAATTGCATTTGATCAATGCCTTGGCCATTAAAGTCTCTCATCTGATAACCATATACAGGACCAAGATCTCCATTTTCATCTGCCCAAGCATCCCATATCTTTACGCCAGCTTCTTTAAATCGTTTTGTATTTGTTTCCCCATTCATAAACCATTCAAATTCTGTATCAAATGTTTTTTGAAACATCTTTCTACCTGTTATCAAAGGAAAATGTTTTGAAACATCAACTTTTAAACTAGCATTGAATATTGATTTACTACCAACTCCAGTTCTATCAGCTCGTTTAGTACCTGTAAGAATGCATTCTTGCAATAGATCTCGATATTGCTCTTCATATTGTTGCGTCATATTAGAATAGTTCATAATTAATAATTTGTTTTGGTTTCTCAATTTCTTCTTTAATAACTTTTTTAGGTTCTACTTTCTTAATTACTTCAACACCACTATATTTGTCATAATAATAAGTATAGAATTTAAAAAGCTCTTTCCAGATTTCTACTTTCTTATAAGTTAATGGACTTTGAGTTACTTTACTATTGTTTGTAATAGTAAGGTACCATTCTGCTGCACTTTTTGCAGTTGGTGAAACATATATTTTATTTTTTATACACCAATCTTTAGCAGCTTGTTCTCTGTCATTTGGTGCATAGTTACCCATATCAACAGTTTCTTTCTTTTTAAATCCACTACCCATATATTAAATTTCCCAAGGCATTTTATCATTAGAAGTATCTATTGGTATATGAGGAATAAAGCAACCACTTTGACTTTCCCATTTAAAATGACATTCAGCACCATTCTCTCCAAGATTTTGAAACTTACATTTTAATACTTTAACCTTAAC